CGTTCTCCAGATCGCTCTGGCGCAGGCCGAAGTAGTACCCGGCTCCACCAGGTCTGATTGCGGCCTTCCGGTTGGACAACTGAAACTGATTATAGGTCATAACGTGCTTCGTTGCCAAGTCCACGAGCTGACTGCCGTACACCCGCTTGAGGACGTTGGTCAACGTTGTAGTATCAAGATGAGACATTGTGTTCCCCCTTTAAATGCGCCGCGATTTCGCTATAGCGCTATAGATTGCGTACCATTTCGAGCACCTGTTTGTTCAGTTCGGCAAATGTATCTTCCACGGAGAGACCCTTCAGTGACCGAGGAGACGCGCTTACGTTGGTCGTATCGGTATCAGATTTCGTGATAGGTGTGATCTTGAGCTTGCCCTTTGCGTACTTGTTTATCGCATCTTGCTGCACTTTGCTCACGAACCCCTTCACTTTTCCAATCATCGCCTTGGAGGTATCCTTGACGGCCTTCTTGTTGCCGGGTTCGATTTCCCCTGACGGGTTGTCAACACCCAGCAAGAGCTTCACGAGTATTCTTCCATCCTCTCCCAGGTCATTGTCTGCGTTCACGATATCATCTACCGTGGAGTTGAATTCCTTAAGAACACGTTCCTGGTTGCGGATCTCTTGCGCTCGCTCGTTCTCGCCATCCTTAGCACGTCGGAGTTCCTGGTTTTCCCGTTTGAGCCTTGCCACCGTCTCGTCGGGAGTCTCGGATTCCTCCTTTGCTTTCGCGTCCTGTTCTGCCCATGCCCGGTTGTACCTCTCCAGAGTGTCAGCACTCTCGACCACCTTCTTCGCATCCCTAGGTCCGATTATATCCTTCAGTTCCCTACCCGAGCTAAGATCCTCTTTCAGATCATCGAGGGAATCATAACCGTTGTCATCCAGAATCTGCTGCAACGCGGCGTGTGCTTCAATTGCTGCTTTCGTGACCGGAGAAGTAACATCTTTCGCGTCCACTTTCACATCAGTCTTCGCCGCTGGTACGTTCTTCTGCGTGGGGGCTACCACTTCCTCTTCGCCGGTGGGGGATTCCGGCTCTTTCCCCAGACTCGCAATAAGCGCATTGGTCGAGGCTTCCAACGCATCTGACTTTAATCCCTCTTCTGCTACATGCGCGTCTTCGAGGTTAAGGGCCTCGGCAAACTTCGCCGGGTCCAGGGATAGTCCCGTGCTGACAACGTCGCTGACATCTGTGTCTATATTGGGTGTTTTGGGCATTGTGCTCTCTCCTTTAGATTCAATATCTCATAATCGCATAACTGCTTGGCGTTATTGAGATATTAAGATTGTGTATTCGCCGTACAACAAAATTGTAGTTATTTTTTAATCGTGATTGCCGCTGGAAATCTTAACCGGGAGGCGCGGTATGCGCGCATGTGCGGATGTAAGTGCTCGAACTCGTTGCGGTATACAGCTACTTAAGCGCTAAATCCGTAATCTGGAGCTCAATGGCTTCGTTTTTCCCATCCCAAGACTCGTGACTCCCCATTCTCACGATCTTTGCCTTGCCGGAAATCTCCACCTTGTCCCCAAAGTTCCAATCCGTCATTTTGATACCGAGCTTCCCGAGTGCATTCGAATCCAGGTCCAACCTGAGACCGTATGGATAGCGGTTCTCCTCTTTAACTGTTGTGGGTGCCTGTGATAACCCTATGTACTCTTTGGCTTTTTTAATACTGAGCCTCATACTCTTCAACGTCATTGTTCCAGTATTGCCTTTCATAATACTCTAACCTCCTTGTCTATTGCCGATCGCAGGCACTCCTACACCACCACCCTCTTCACCCGCCACCTTGCTCTGATTAGCCTGCTGCTCCTGCAATTGCTCCATCATCATCTTCGCTTCCCAGGCTTTCTCGTGCAGCTTCCGATGTCCGAGCAGAAACACTTGTGCACGCTCCGGCCAGGTAGGGAACTCCCGCGATAGAATAGCCTGATCGTGCGATTGCATGTGCACGAGAGGATCATCCACCTGGAACACTGGATCGATCACCGGCGGGATCTCCCAGATGATCTGCTTAGCGTCATCCATCACCGGGTTACCGTCCGCACCTATTGCCGGGATTCCGGGGAACGCCACCCCGGACATGTCCTCCGCCCTCACGAGGGAGTTCTCGTACTCAGCGCGGCTCCGGTGCATGTTGTTCTCTTCCGGGAACCCACCGAGCCCGAAGCGCTTCAAGAGCTCACGCTGTATAGACGGTTTGGTGTTGATATCGCCCCAGAAATTACCCTTTATCAGTTCCATGATGAACTGGTTCTTACCAACATGGGTTGACGATAGCCCCGATGATAACTCCAAGCGCACGTCAAGGTTACCACGGAGATCCGAACCCTTGAACTCTTTAACTATGATCTCGTTCCCGTTACCCTTGATCTTCAGGAATCTGGTCTCGTCATAGAGCATTTGCGCGAACACCAGGCGCATTCTCTTGACCTGGTTCCACCCGCGATAGAAGCGGCGGATGTCGGGGGAATGCACCTGCTCAGCGCTTTCTCGCAAGATATCCACCATGATACCGCTTGCTCCTGACGTGGGGGCCGCACCCGAGAGCACGTTCTTGGGGTCCCCGGAAGCACGCTGCGCCGTCGTGAGATGGTTCTCGCGCTCCTTCAATATCTGGTCCGGGTACGGGGTGCCTGCGTGCACCACCGGTTTAGATCCCGCAGCTTTGATTGCGTCATAGGATATACTGAGAATCCCCTGGTTACGGTTGGAGATCCTGCGCATCACCACGTCACCAGGAGTAAGCACGTATGGTCTCCCGAACGTCTCCCGGTTGATTTCGAGAGCCTGGTCTATTTTGTTTGTGGTGTTTTGAGGGCTCACCAGGTCATCGATGGCCCCGGAACCCCAGAAGTTACCGGGGATGACGTTATAGCGAAAATGCGTTAGCGTGTAATCCCAACCTCCGTTCTCGCCTTTAGGCGCTGGCATCCCTTCGATATCGAGAAGTACATCACCGCCACACATCACCGCGTACCTGCCATCGGGGTGTTCTGGTGACGGTCGATACTCCATCTCACGAAACATCACGAGGTCATCATCACTGAAGCTCTCAAGATCCATCTCGAACCCGCGCCCTTTCCAGGGACTGACGTTCGCTACCAGGGTGAGGAGTTTGCGCTGGTATTCGACACCGGAAGAATCACGTGTGAGACTTATAGGCTTCTTGAAGGTCTTCTCCACCCAATCGATGGATTTCAACGTCTCTATGCCCACGTACTCTTTATCACGTAGAAACTGCCCCAGGTTGGGTGTTTTCACGTTGAACGGAATCATGCATTCGGTTACCACTTCCCCGCTATTGACCACCAACTTGCCATTCCCGTCCACTATATACCGTCCGCTGTCATTGGAGGCGAACGTGCGTGCGAATGCATTCCCGGTCACGGCCCACCAGAACACGAGCAGCTCCTGCACATCATAGATCTCGTAATCATTCAGTGCGTCCATGTATTCGAGCACGGCTACACCGACCTCGGCTGCATCCTTATCTTCCTGGTCATTGCTGTTGGGCCAGATACTGGTCACATATTGCTTGTTGAGCACGAGGGCGATCACGGATTTCACAGCATCGCGGATGAAGTTAGAGACGGGCGTGGGCATGTTGGTGTTGTACTCATATTGCCGCCCGAAGGTCTGCTGCTCGTTGAACCAGCTCAGCCATTGCTCGCCCATGCAATAAAGGATATTGCGAAACCACGTGCGATCAAGGATGATACGCATGGGATCGGAAAGCGTGGTGAAGAGTTTCTCGAAGTCTTGCTCGGTGCTTTTTGCCATGCCGGGTTACTCCATGTTAGGGGGTTGTGCGTTTGTGCGTTTGTGCGCTTGTGCGCTTGTGCGCTTGTGCGTGTGGGGGCAGGTGCTCAGGTGCACATGTGCGTGCGTGCGTTCGTGCGGGCGTGCTCAAATGGGAACTCCACGAGGCATATCCCTGAGCTCACGCGCCTGCTCCAGCTCTCCGGCGCGCACTGCGAGGTCGTTCTCTACTACCATCTGGTTGAGCGCATCCTCCGGTGTCGCGAGGGTTGCAGTGTTGGTGGATGCGAACTCCGTAAGCGTGCGCGCCATGATGCGGTTCAATAGCTGGGTTTGGTTCACCTTGAACATGGTAATTAGCTTCCACGCGAACACGAGCACCAGGCCCAGCATCACCAGCCAGACCGCCATAGTTGCGCCGATCAAAATCATTGCATCACTCATCATAATGGTCTCTCGTTGCCTCCTCCTTGAAAGTCCTCGTCATCGTCATAAAACGCCCCGATGTCATCATGCGCTCCTTTGAGCATCTCTTGTTTCAACCGCTGAAACTCCAGAGAAGCCTCACGAGAGGGTACATCCAGGGCCTTCATCTTCGCCTTCTCTGCGCGTGCATTCTCGATCATAGATTCCTCATCACTGGTGACACCATGAGGCCGCGCCATGCATATGTGGCATGCTTCGTCATAAGGGTGATCTTCTTGCTCGGATTCCAGGTCCTCGCGGTTGATCTCGCTGATACATAAAGACGGTATAATTCGGATGAAGTCCGTGCATGTATCGTACACCACGAGCATCGGGAGTTCGCCCGGTGACGGTGATTGCAGCCGTGACCGAAAACGCCTTATCTTTAACTTTCTATCGGCATCTCCCGGCCTTAGAGTTAACCCGAGCTGGTGGAATACCTCTGCCGTGCTGGGACCCTGGCCTCCACCCATATAGTTCGGTTTCTTGTTAAAACACGTGGGATCACAGAAGCGTGTAATGGTGCGATCGCTGATCCCGAGGACACGTTCGCGATCAATGACACCCTTTGCGAGCTGTTCATCAGTGAGGCGCATGCCGGTGTTGGGGTCACGCTCAGGGTCCTGCGTGTACCATTCTGCGAACCTATACACTCGGTTGTCGGCATCCACCCACCACCAGCCAAAGGAGCTCGGGGCACCGTAACCCCAGTCAAAGGTCATGTACACCGGCGCGTGCTCGGGAACAGGCCAGATCGGTTTGATGATGTTCGGGGCACCGAAGTCGAATGCCTGCCCGATGAATACATCCCAGCGGCCATCGAGCCATGCAGCGCGGAGGTTGGGGTCACGGATACTGCGCAGGAGGTTCACGTAATTGGGGTCATTACGCATGAGAATCCTGTTGTCTTCCAGGCCGGAACGTATGAATACACGGGAAAACTTATACAGGGACCCGTCATCCAGCGTGCGGGTGATAAGATTCACCTTATTCGCTGCTACTGGAGCGCTCCCGCCGTCCTCCTTTGGAATGAACATAACCTTGATCATGGACGATCCGGGACCACCTGGGTTGCCGGTTAGGAACATATGGCAGGGAACGCCATGCGGAGAGCGTAGGGAACCCTTCAGTTTATCCATGAGCGGGGCAATGAACGCGATCTTAGGAGCCTCGTCGATGGATATCTCGGTGAACTGCATCCCGATGAAATCGTCAGCGATCGAGAGTCTGCCGATTGCAGCCATGGTGACGACAGCGCCATTCTCGAAGCGAACCTCGTTTATCTGGTTCTCACCGCCACTACGCACAATGGGCATGCCCATTCGCTTGAGTTCGTCTATACGACGGCGGAGCTCTTTGAACTCCTTGTACTTCTGGCGTACAATGAGACCATTCCAGGCCGGTCCCCATTTCGTAGCGCCGCGATAATGACGACCGATAAGTGCATCGCTTTTGCCGCCTCCTCGTTTTCCTCCCATGAAGATCTCATCGACAGGGCACGCGATAGCGCGGGTTTGCGGGCCTGCCTGGGGTTGCCAGACATAATCTGGTGAGGGTGTTGGTTCTCGCATGCGTGAGTTTATCCTTTTTTGACCTTTACCTTGAGAACCTCTTTCAGGTACTTGCCGTCCGCATCATGGATGAGATTACATACAAGCGCCTCCACAGACTTTACCTCGGTGAATAGCTCCCCTACCTTCAGACCTGGGACCACGACGGTTGCAGATGCGATCCCGTCGAACTCACCGTTCGATGATCTGATTGTAATTTCTACGAATCTACTCATGGTGTGTGCCCTCCCATTCATGATAGTTCCCCGGCTTCCCGTGCCGGTTCCAGTTCCTCAAGTAATCGCGCCCTC